GATCTGGCTAAAAAGTGTGCGCTGCTTTTCGCAGGAGCTGCGGGAGAGCCCCTTTTCCACCATTGCGTCAATGACCTGTTGATAATCTGCCGCTTTCAAGTCCCGCAATTGTCGGTCGTATAGCGGAGCAGCCTTTGCATAGGCCAGCTCGTACCCCTTTTGCATGTCCGTGCTGAGCTTGTCAAATTTGGGTTGCGCTTTCCATTGCGCATAGGCATCCGCAAAAGTGCACTTCAGACGCGCTGCGGGCGTGTTCTGAGCGTTGTAAGCGTCTAATGCTTTTACAGCTTCGCCTGCCGTTTCAAACGTCCCCAGAACGTCCCTTTTGGCTGTAAGCGCAACATACGGTCTTGCCCGCGCTCCGCTCAGTTTATACACGCTGCCGCTGCCCTTAGGACGGCGGCGCTTTTTTCTTTGCTGCGGGGCGGCTTCCGGCTGCTTCTTCCCGCACCACGGACAAAAAGAAGCACCATCCGGGATCTCTTTCCGGCAGCATGGCCTCACGCATTTCATGGCTTACTCCTTTTTCTGCCCGATATATCCGAAGGCACCATTTTCGGCAGCGGCCCTTCCGGCCTTGTAGTTGATCTTCAGGTCGTCAATGGGAGGGTGCGGAGCGTCCGGGCATGGGTCTAATCCCATGCTCTGGGCAAAGTTGTATTGGTCGATGATTGTTCCGCATATGCTGACCCGGTTATTGAGCGGGCAGTGCAAATTTGCAGCTATCTCCGATATGACAGCAGGCGGGCTGCTGCCGTGACTGCCCTTCAGTATGAAGAGAAGCAGCCTTTTCGTCAGCGGTGGCAGTTTTACCACGAGACGGCGCAACTCCGCGTTTAGCTCCTCGTCGGCCTTGCCGTCATCCGGCACTTTGTACAGATCCGGGTGAGTCATCTCCATGAACACGGTGATGGGCGACACCCCACACGCCGTGCACCAGTCCATGATCTCGTCACTGTCCGGGCTGGTGCATCCTTTTTCCCAGCTCTGCACGGTGCGCTCTCCTTTTTCGATACGCCTTGCGATCTCCGCTTGGCTCAGGCCAGCAGACACCCGCGTTTTTGCAAGTGCCTTTCCGATTTGGCTCGCTGTAAAATAACTCATACTTTCACCCCCATAAAACCAGTGTGTTTTTAACAAAAAATGGCGCAGACTTTTTCTGCGCCATTCGACAAATTTTATCCGTATTTTGTTTTCCAACGGCGCATGGTAAAATCTGGATTATAAATCGTAGATGTGCACAAAAGAAAGGAGAAAACAAAATGGATTTTGAGCAAAGAAACGTCAAAGAAGCTGAAATGACCATCATCGATGGAATGCCCGCCAGCATCCTGACCGGCACCGACCACACCCCTGCACCTTGGGAGGAATGAGTTATGAAAAATCTGTCACACTTTCGCACCCATGCCCGTGCCCTGCTGGCCTGCTATTTGGATATGACCCCGGAGCAGCAGCGCCTTGCTCGCGCTTACATTCAAGATAAGGCCCTGCCGGAGGTGCAAGCCCTGCGCAACGCATCCGGTACGCCCGGCGGGGCGCTGGCTGCTGACCTGTTGCAAAATTTGCAACAACCTTGCAACCGCAAATAGCAACGTGCATTTTTTGCACATTGCTCGTGCATGTCTCGCGCATCTTGCAAATACGCATTTTTTGTGGATTTTTTCACTAAAAACAGTGCACGAATGGGGATTGACGGCAACAACCAGAGGTTTTATAATATGGTTGTGAACAGGCTTACAGGCCAAGCAACTGAGATTTCTTTGCGTTGTACTCCGCTTCCGTGATGGCCCCCATATCCAGTAGCTGCTTAAACTTCAAAAGTTCATCGGCGGAGCTGGGGGTAGCCGGAGCGGTGCCCCGCGGCTGTTCTGGAGAACCTTTGCAACTCTTGAGAAACGCAGTCATTCCGCCGGGATAAATCGTTGTCGGTAAGTTGCTTTCGCCTAGTGGAAGAGCAAAGTGGATAGACACGCTCTCTTTACTGCGACCCTTGCGGGTCTCTGTTTTAGCGGTGGCAGCGCCCACGATCGCACCCACAGGCCCGGCAACGGTTGCACCGATCACGGCACGGGCAATGCCACCCTTTGTCTCTGTCACCGTCAGATCGTCAGGCGCGTCAGATTCATAACCGGCGACTTCATCAAAGCTGTAGATCATGCGAGGGCCTTTATCACCACTGCGGTGTCCAATGCAAAACAGCCGGTTGGGGTTGTCAATCGACACAAAGAGCGCGTCACCATCATAGATGGAATCGGTTTCTTTGAACACCTTCCGACGCTGTTCTAGTGTAGCCCAGTAAGCCGCAAGAACATCTGTCGGTTGCTTTGCTGCCCGGATGCCCAATTTTGAAAAGAAAAAGTTGCTGCAGCTGGCGCAAATCAAGCCGTCAGCGCTTTTCTCACGGTTCAGAAGGCCCAGCTTGCCGCCGCAGACAGGACAGGCATTTGCCATAATAAGCACCTCACATAAACAAAAATAGGCAGCCAACCAGCTGCCGAAAAGCTAAATTATCAAGGAAAATGCCAAAGGGGGAAAATAAAGTGCAAGAAAATAGCACAAAGTTTGCAAAATGTGATACAATGGAAGAAAAGTGCCGCCTCAAAGCTTTATTTTCTTCTCTGTCAGCACAGGAAAAACAAGAGGTGCTTTCCTATGCGGAAAGCCTGCTCAACAGCAGAAAGGAGTAAATCTGTGGATAAGTACGAGATTGAACTGGGCCGGTACAAAACCAGAATTTTTGCTCTTCTGGCAACGGAAGCGTCCGGCCTGCCCGGAATCAAAAGCGAAGAGTGCGCAAATTGCGACCATCGGTGTTCTCTTGAAATCGGGTGTTACTGCTTCAACTACGGATGCGGAAAGGGCAAGACCACGGAAGAGCTGCACGAAGCATTTGACCGCGTTTGTGATGCCCTTAAAATTTCTGGCCGAAGATGGACACCAGCAAATCCAATGCGGCCTGAAGTATTTGATTCTCCCGATCCGCTCGAAGCTCTTGAAGATAGGCTTCTCCAGCTAGCGGAAGAGAATAAATGTACTCGCTGGGAAGAAAACCACCCACCCCGTCAGGAATGTACTCTTTGCGGCGCTCATCAATCAGACCGCGTCCCTTCAAGTTCTGAATGTACCGATTCTGGCCGTTGAAACTGAAATCCTCGCCGGAAATGAGACAGACTTCGTGCTGGTTCATTTTCCCGTTGTGCTTCTCCATATATAATAGGAGAGCCAGGCTCTTTTTGTCCAAAAACTCAGCCATTGGGGTTTTCCTTCCTCTTTGCAACCTTAAATTCCATATACTCCAGAAGATCTGCACGGTCTGCATCGGTCATCTGACTTAGCAGCTCGTCAAACCTTGCATCCAGCCCACTCCCTTCACCGGGGGTGGGCTTTTCTTTTTGCTCTTCGCCCATAAGCTCTTCAATAGAAATTCGTAGAAAATCAGACACAAGCAGTAGCTTATCTTTCGGCGGATAGCGCTTTCC